GGACAGACCGGTTCGGACGGTGCCGGGGTCGTTGAGGAGTTCGGTGTCTCCGAGATAGATGTCCCGTTGGGTTTGGGGCCATTGGAGCTCGTCGAGGATCATTCCGATCCGTTCGCCGGGTAGATCTTTATTCCCGGCTCCGGCGACGTTTTCGATGTTGGCAAGTTGGAGGATTCGGAAGCCGTCGACACATTGGACGGTGACGATGGCGTAGGGGCTCGACTGGTCGGGCCAGGTGTAGTCCCAGGAGATGATGTAGCCGGAGAAGAGGTAATAGCCGGTTCCGTCGTATTCGGTGTGGATTTGTATCTGCCGCATCGGCTTTATTTGGTCGTAGTAGGGGCCGGACTGGTTTCCGGGGTTCCAGTCGCCGGTCGTGTCGAGGAATTGGACGGTGGCGGTTCCGGGTAGTGCTTCCTCGAACACTCGATCCCGGCCGTGTCGGATCGAGATCCGTTGGACGGTGGAGGTGACGTCGACGATTTCGGCGGTGGAGGATCCGAGTTGGTTGTAGCCGAGGCGGCCGTGTACGGCGTCGCCGAGCTGGAACACGGGGCCGAATGAGGCTCCGACTCCGAGCCGGATTTCGACGGTCGGGATCGCCGGGAGTGCCATTAGGCTACGTTCGAGTAGACGAGCTGAGCGCCGTTCCGCTGAGCGTTGACTAGGCCTCTTCGGACGGTTTCGATGAGGTCTCCTTCGGAGATAACGGATCCGCCGATGTTGACGGTGACGCCTCCTCCCATTCCGCCGAGCCGGTCGAGGGGGATGATCGCTTCGGGGCCTGCTTCGCCGACGAGGCCGAGCGTCGGGCCGGTCACGATGCCACCTTCGGCGAAGGGCCAGATGTCGATCCCGAAGAGGGAGGCGACGGTTCCCTGGGTCGGACGAGTAACTGGAGCGGTGACTTCTTCGCCGATGGCTCTCGCAATGATTCCGGGCGTTGCCTTGATGCCGTCGACGATCTTCTGGACCATCTCCTTGCCGATGTCGACAAGCTTGGCAAATGTTGCCGAGAAGGCATCCCATAGCATTCCGGGGAGGTTCTTTACGAAGTCAACGATCCCGTCGAGGAGGCTTTTACCGAGTTCGAGTCCCTTGTCGAGCATCGAGGAGACGAGATCGGCGAAGATGCTCGGGAGCTGTTTGATGAGTTCCCAGACGAACACGCCGAGCCCGGTGACCGCTTGGGGGATGAGTTCGGCGAGCCATGAGAGGAGAGCTCCGGCGAGCTTGAGAGCTTGGGCGGTGAGCTTAGGGATGGCGTCTGTTACGACCCATTCGAGAACCTTGGCGAGGAATTTGCCGAGCTCCTGGAGAGCTGGGACGATTCGGGGGCCGATCCAGTCGACGAGAGCGTTACCGAGCTCGATGAGCTTCTCGACGAGCAGAGGGACGCCGTCGTTAATGATCCAGTTAGCGAGATCGCCGAGCCATTCTCCGAGCTTCTGGAGTGCCGGTTTGATTCGAGGGCCGATCCAGTCGACGAGAGCTTGGCCGAGTTCGCCGAGCTTCTTGAGCCACACCGGGATCTGTTCGCCGACCCAACTAAGAAGAGCTCCGCCGAGCTCCTTGAGTTTGTCGAGGACGATCGGGATCTGCTCGCCGATCAGACGGCCGATCCCTCCGATCCCTTCGTTCTCGAACACGGAGGCGAATTTCTCGATGATCGGAATGATCTTCTCGGCGAAGAATGAGAAGAGTTTGGTGGCGATCGGGAGGAGGACGGTGCCGATGGTGGTGGCGGCGTTTTGGAGTTGGGCCTTGAGGATCCGTTGCTGGTTTGCGAGGCCGTCGGACGTTCGAGCGAAGTCGCCTTGGGCGTCGGAGGTCTGCTCGTAGATTCGCTTCTGAGCGGCGAGGATCTTCTGTTGGGCGGTGAGAGCTCCGTTCCCGTCATAGATGCCAAGTTCGAGGGCCGCTTGGCGGAGACTGGCATCGTCGAGGAGCACGCCGTAACGGCGGAGTGGCTCGGATTCCCCTCTGAGGGCCGCTCCGATCGCTTGGATCGCATCTTCGGGACTGGTGTTATTAAACGAGGCCAGATCGGACGCCAGGGTTGTGAAATCGTTGGAGAAGTCCGAGAGGTCGGTTCCGGTCAGTCCGGCGGCTTTACCGAACACTCCGAAGGTTCCGGCGGCGTCTAGGACGCTTTGCTTTGACTGTCCGAGAGCTTTGGCGGCTGTGGCGGCGAAGGCCTCGACGTCTCCAGCTGAGTCGCCGAAGATTTCGCCGATTTTGGCTTGGGATTCTGAGAGGTCGGAGGCAAGGTCGATGGCCTTGACGGCTCCTACACCTGCGGCGATCGACACTCCGGCGACGGCCTTGGCGGCGGTTTTGGCGAGATCTCCGAGCTTCTTAAAGCCACGCTCGGCGGCTTGGATTCCCTTGTCGGAGAATTCGGAGATGATGGGGATGACGACGGCCATTAGCGGAGCTCCTTGCTCACGAGCTTCTCGACGTTCTTAATGAGATCTTCCATCTCGTCGGTGACGGCTCCGACTTTGGTTTCGGCCACCGGCCACATCACTCGGGCCGGGGCTCGGCTTTTGCTGGTGAACGCTCGGCCGAGTTTGTTATCGGTGGCGTCGCCTGCGAATTCGTAGATGGCGGCCGCCGGGTTTGACTGGACGACCTTGATGACTGACCTCGATCGAGCTCGGGTGTCTGGTTTGGCTCGGACGCCTTGCCGTGCTTTAGTGACCGTGAACGGGAAGAGCTTGCGGCCTCTTTGGCTCCAGCTTCGTCGGGTACCGGACGGGATCATCGTGTCCGTGTAGTTGGCTTTAGCGGCGTCGACTATCGGAGCGGCGATCCGCCGGACTTCGGCGTTAAATTCCTTGCGAAGTTCGGGGTCGATCTTGCGGAGCGTCTTAATCGCTTCTTTAGCTCCTTCGACCCGGACGGCCATTCTTCCTCGATTCGTTAATTATGTGGATCGCCGTCGTGAGATCCTCGACGTCGAACTCGATGTGAGGGGGCCACCAGCCGGTTTCGACTAGAAGCTCGGCTAGTCGTCTCCGGTAGGTGTCCCCTCGGTAGGGTTTACGGGGCCGTCCTGGACGACTTCGATGACGTCTAGGCGCTTAATGAAGTCGTCGAGAACGGCTGGGACGGTGATTTTTTGAGCTTTACACGCTTCGTGTGCCATGAAGGCCAGATCCTCTATCCCGATGCCGTTACCGAGGTCGGACGCTTTCCTCTTAAAGCGTCGCTCCCAAGCGACGATCGTGGCAAGTGTGGTGTCGACCTCGACGGGGCCTTCGCCGATGTCGATTCGGATCTTGATCTTCATGTCGGAACTCCTTGGATTAGCTGGTCGCTCGGGCCCAGGTGCCGCCGGTGAAGGTGACGTCGATGGACGAGAGCTCGGCGACGGTGGCGTTGATGACCGGAAGGTTAGCGAGGTATGCGCCGGTCACGGTGTAACTCGGATTCGAGGCTCCGACGGCGGCGTCGGTCGGCTTGAGGACGATGGTCGTGGTGGTGCCGACGAGACTCTGAAGGGTGTCCTCGACTTCTCCGGTTCCGTAGGAGATGAAGAGGGTGAGGGTGACGTCGACGGTTTCGAGGCCTGCGGCGAAGCTGTGGCCGGACGCTCCGAAGGCGGTGGTCTCCAGCTGGTCGTAGCCGACGACGATGGACGCCGAGGTACATTGGTCAGAGAGGTCGACCGAGTTGACGGTGACGCTTGGGTTACTGAGGTAGGTGGTGGTAGCCATTGGGAGCTCCTTGGTTAGTTACGCCGGGAGGCGATTCGGATGGTGAGGTCGTAGCACGGAAGAACCTGGCCGCCTACGTCGAGGGAGCCTGGTCGTCCGTCCTGGATCGGGAGGGTGGAGTTCATGAGAGCGTCGACGACGGTCATGAGATAGTCGGAGGCGTCTTGGTTTCCGGGTGGTGGTGCCAGAACGGACACTCGACAGGTGAGGTCTCCGACGTTGTAGGTGAAGCTTGTGAACGTCGGTGGCTCGATGTAGACGCTCATCGGCCGAACATTCCTCGGGTCGGTGACGACTTTGTAGCCGAGGTCGGTTATGGTCGTTTTTAGAGCGTTGATCGCTTCGACGAAGATGCCGGACGCTGGCATTAGGCCACCTGCGCCCGGTTGACGCCGAGAAGGCGATGAATCTGGCCGAGGCTGAGGATCGGTTGGCCTGCTCCCATGTCGGAGAATGAGGCATAAGAGTCGACCGAGCCACGCTCACGGTACAAGACGGCGGCGTACATGATCGTCCCGAGCTTCACATCCCGAGAGGGGACGGTGGTGAGGGAGTCCGAGTAGCCGGACGCCTTGCGACGGCGATAGCACCAGTCGTTGGAGGCGTTGGTCGCTGTCGTGAGGAAGGCGGTGTCGTTCGCTGTGGCTGAGTCAATGCCGAGCCATTCTTGGACGTCGGCTACCACGATCCACGAGCATTGCTGAGTCCAGGTGATCGTACCGTAGGGGCTGACGGCTTCACGCTCGACGGGGTCTCCGGCGTTCTGGTAGAGAGCCTGGTTCGGGATGATGATGTCGTAGTTAAAGAGGAGATCCCCTTCGTCGTCG